ATAATCATGTTCTCTAAAGTTTTACATCCTGAAGAATATTTATTTAGATCATTACGACCATCGAGTCTTGGTGATAATTCACCGCCAGTGAAGTTAGTTAATTGAACTGCAACTCTTGCCATGTATTAGAACCTCGAATTGATAAACGTATCAGCTCCAATAACATCCGCCATTCCTTTTTCAGGGTTCATGTTTTGACCCTCTGTTGAATCTACAAATCTAGCTTCTTTCAATTTCTGTTGAAACAAATCATACATATTTTTAGCTACAGGATTTGAAGAGGTTACAGCATAAGCAATGTCAGCAGCTAAAGCAGCTGATAAAGTTTCTCTTAATAATTCATCATACTCATTAGGGTCAGTAACTCTTGAAACATATAAAATTTTCATTGAAGAATTGTCTGTTAATATTTTTCTACCTTCAATTTTATGATCTGAATCAAAATCTAATATGCTTAAAACTCTTAAACAATCAGCAGGTATAGTAAATTGTGATGTAAAACCCCATGCTGGAGTATCAGTATCTGCTGCTAATTCTACTCTTTTTTGTAGACAATTCCATGGATGTGATCTGAATACTGAATCTCTTATTTGTGTAAATCTTGCATTGCATAGTCGAGCATTTTTTGAATCTTCAGTTAAAGTTATAATTGTTGATGCTCCTAACTGATTTAATGCTCCGTTACAAATGTCTACTATTGATGCCATAATATTTTATATTCTAAAATTTAAATAAAAGATAGGGGATTTCTCCCCTATCTCTATAACACGATTAGCTTACTATATATTCTATAATAAAACTTAAGTCACCAGCAGTATCACCTGCAGCGTCAAAAGTTAAACCAACATAGTAGTAACCACCTGGGTCAGAAGATTGACCTGCATCTTCCCATACTTTTTGACCCATTTTGTTTATGTCTCTTGCTTCGAATGCTACTTCAGTTCCTGTCGTTACAGCACCTCTAAGGTCTGTAATTGCAGAAGCATACGCATCGTCATCCACTGCAGCTATTGCTGTAGTAAATAATCCTACGTCAGTAGTATTAGTAGTACCGCTATCTAAATCATCGTTAAATAATTTGATAGAAGTTACACTCGCATTCGTTGGTATCGGAGCTAACATTACAGTATCAGTTGCTGATAAATCACCAGCAGCTAAAGCGATAGTACCTTGAGCTACACGTTTAATTCCATGTAACTGTTGGCTATCGTTTTTTACCATAGGAGTAGCTACGAAGTTTGTTACTAGATCACTATTTACATTCGCCATAATTTCCTCCTATTACGATTCTGTACATTGCACTTCAACAACTTTATCTTCTTCCATTCTAGTTGCTCCGAAAGATGCACAGTAGTACACTTGAGTAGCATACCCTTTGTCTGATCTTTCATCGATTCTAGCCATGACATCTTTACCTATACCAAGAGCAATTCCGTCTTGAGCATAAGCTATGCACGATCTAGTAGAACCTGAAAGTGATAGTCTGTTTGATACAATGAAGTTAAAACCAAGAAACGAATTGATCTCACCATTTGCCAATGCTTTGACAGTGTTGAAATCTGAACTTGTTACCTCAGTCGTTCCAAGTAAATCAGTGATCTGTTTAGGACCAACAATGATAAATCTTGGGATTGATGGATCAACACTATTTAAATCAAGAGTCTGTTTTGCAGTTCTTAATTTTGCAATAGTTAAACCAGCAGAACCATGTACGATTTGATTCGCATTAGCTGTGCTAGTTGATCCTGTTTCACCAGTGAACGCTGTTCCTAAAGCGGCACTAATGATTTCATCATCCATAGCTCTACCCATAGCAAACGCTGCAGCTTGAGCATAAGATGACGTTGGGTCGATTAAAAGACGTACTTTGTCTTGTTCATCAATTAAATCAGCAAATTCATAATCCACTAGAGATACCCTTCTTCTTGCATGAGGAGTATCAATCTGAGGAGTATCAGAATGTCTGCTCGTTCTTTTTACAGCAGTCACTGATCCAACTTGATCGAAGAAAGCATTTTTTCCTACAACGCTTTCGACTCGTACTTTATCTCTTAACAACGAACCCATTTGTTGTGACAACATTTGAATGTTAGCAGAATACTGCTGTACAAATGCTGTAGTTACTTGTGATGACATATTAATGTCCTCCTGTATTGTTAAGGTTAGTTATAATCAGAAAGGTTCTCTGTCGATGACAGGCATCTCTTGGATTTAAAGTCTTTTAGACTAGAGTCTATTCCCTCTTGTCAGCAGGGTTCTTTCGAATTGTCCCACCTTTTATCCATTTATAATATTTATCACAAATTGGCAAGGGGTCTTTTTTTTGATACTCCGTACCTGTTTCTTTTACGATACGGAGTATTTCTAATCTTATTTCTTCTTGATTTAAATGATCGTTACTTGGCATTCTGCATTTCTCTTAAAGTCAATACTTGCTGAACAACTTTTGCATGATCAGGATGTGTACTGTTCCAATAAGGACCTGTTTTATCATTTATGATTTGAGATATTTCTGAATCATAATCTCTACCTTGATTTACATTTTCACTCTCTGTAGATATAATTTTATCTTCAGAAAGCATATCAGCAATCTTAGCAAAGCCTTTGATAACATCAGGATTATCTCCAAGTCTTGATCCATCTTTCATTGGTAAATCTAAAACTTCAGCTTTCATATTTGCTTTAGCAAGTGATGCAGCTTTTTGAATATTTGCATCATAGGATTTACCCCACTCTTGTCTTAAGACTTGTTGAGCTTGTGCTTGTGCAGTCTCAGCGTCTATTTGAGTTTGCTTTGCAGTTTGTTCCATAGAATTTTTATAAAACTCTAAAATGCCTTGAGCTTGTTTATTGTTTAAACCTAGCTTGTGAGCATTCTCTGCAAACTGTTTGACTGCAGTTTCTTCGATTGGCACAACTTCTGACTTGGCTTCAAGTTTATATTTTTCAGCAGACTCAGGTCTACCTAGTTTATCATAAACTTCATTCCAATGATCTTCTGTTGAGTTTTGATTTGGCACAGCAACTTTATCCGTACCAATCATTCGTGTTGCGTTAATATATGATTTAGCTAACGCATCAATCTCAGTAAACTTAGCGATGTTTGGATCGTTTCTAAATTCTTCTGATATTGTTTCCTTCCATGACGTTGCAACTTTTGGCTGCTCAGTTGTGGCAGAAATGTGTTGAGTTGTTGTTTCTTGTTTAGTTTCTGTAGGCGTTTTTGTCGTTTCTACAGGCGAAGCTGGTTGCTCCGTTATCTGCGTTTGTTCTGACATTTTTATCTTCCTTTTTCATTATCGTTCAGTAGCATTTGTTTTATAAATAGAAGAACGCTACGTTGTCCTTCCATATATGCACTTTCATGACTATCACCTTTGATGTTAGTCGTATGATAAAAGTGGCATCTCTTTTCTAAATCAGACAATACTTTTTTACCATCGTCTGTTTCAAAAACTTGTTTATAGCTAATTCTTAATGCAGCTATTTGTTTTTCAAAATCTTCTTGTTTTCTTTTTGCTTCACCCATTATTCTGCTTCGGCATTAGCAACTAATTTTGCTTCTTCAGGTAAGGCTTTAGCTAATGGTGCTATATCTCCTCCTGCTTTAGCTACTTGTTGAAGTTGTTGCATTTGTGCCATTTGCTCCTGTTGTTGTTGCTTCTCTTGTCTTTCTGCATTCATCTGTGATCTTGGTTTTAAAATCTTTTGTGGAACACCTACAATGTCTGCAAGATGTCTTACAAGATTATCCATATTCACATGATCAAACACAGGAGCTACATTAGCTAAACTTCCCATGATTTCAATAGCTCTCATGATTGATTGTAACTCTGTGGATTTCTGTGCTTTAGCTAATGGTGATACATATTCAATTTCTATATCTTGACCTGATAAAAAATCAGGTGCTGGTCTAAATTGATTTTTTCTAAATAAAATATTGAAACATCTATCAATTAAAGGTTTTAATAATTCAGATTGTAGTCTACCTAATACTGGTCCAAGTAATCTCATCTTCTCTTCGTTTCTCTGTATAACTTCTGTTGCTGTCATTTGTGGTCCTTGTTGCATCATTAGTTGATTGACATAAAAAGCATTTCTTATTGAGCTACGTCTTTGCTCTTCCATGTTCAATCCTAATGGTGTGTTTGCACCAATATTCAAAGGTTCAATTCTATCTCTCGTACCTGCTCTGTAAAAATTTAAACCACCTGGTACAGTTCTTACTGGTAAAATAAATCCATCATCAGGCACAAGTAATGGTGGGTCTACTTGTTTCTGTGCAGCTTTGATTGTTGTTTTAGACATTTCATTTAACATCTTGA